TATATAGCTTCTTGAGATCTACTAGATCCCATAGCCTTCATATCATCAGCCATTTCTTTATTAAGTTTAATTGTATCTTGATATTTATCACTTAAATATGTGTGTCTCATCTGATTTACTGATGCTTTTTTACCAAAGATTTTATTCAATCGTTGAGTGATCTTAACGTTCGTTAATTTCTTACCGTTTGTATCAAATAACAAATATTCAGTTGGATTTACTTTAATCCATTTATTTAGAATCTTCATTAATTCGGGTGGAATTGGTATTTCTTGCCGTTGGTATGTCTTCGCAGTTTTATAAGAATTAAAAACCATAGTTTTCTTACTGATGTAATTATCTTTTTCCTGGTCAATACCTTTGATTTTAAAATCTACATAATCTTTAGATCTTCTTGGTGGAATGAACTTACCAGATAGAACACATAGAATAATATAATTTTGTATTTCTTGTAAATCAGTCATAGATAGATCTTTCTTTTTATATAAAATTTTAACATTCTTATCAAGTGCCTCATATATATCATTAATCTCTGATGTGTCAACCCATGAATCAGATTGTTTATCATTTTTAAGTTGTTTAGACTCATCTGATTTATAAACTTCTATGTCTTTTAACATCTGTTCTCGATACTTTTTGTTATCTGTTATAACAACAAGGGCTGCTAGGATGGTTTTACGTTTGTTTGGTTCTAGATCTTTTATACTTGATAAGATTTTATCCGAATTATCAAAATTTGATATATCCATTTTATCATCTTTAAAAATATTAATATATAGGTTCTTTAAAATACTTAAGTATGTTTTAACACTTGATTCTGAAATGTTAGGTTTGTTTTTTATAATCAATGCTTTCAATTGTTCTGTCATATTATGATTATTAATATTAACATTTGTTTAAATCATTGTGTAACAATGGTTTTTGATTAAAATTTTTAATCTTTAAATCATTAATATTAATTATATAGATTAATTTTTTTAATCTTCAGATTCAGAATCTGATTCTTCTTTCTTCTTTTTTACCTTCCTACCATTTTTAGTTGTTCTTGGAATGTCTTTTAAAAATGTATCTAAATTATAATAATCTAAAAATGATTTTCTATATTTTTTATTACGATCACATCGTCCTCCCGTAATAATCAATGGTCTAAGTTTCTCTGATACTGCATCATTAAATATCGCGTTAAGTTCATCTACGTCCAAATCACCCGCCCATTCGTTAAGAATTGCCGTTTTCTCTCGTTTAGATCCACCTAGATCTAATAATACTAAATATGTACTATTCTTTCTAATAAATTTAGGAATATCATAATATGACTGACTTAAAAATACTACTGAACAATTCTTCTTTCGAGCCCTCATGTAATACTCTTCAACTGGTTGTAAGTTTTTTGATAGAACTAAATCATCCCAACAAACTAAATGATTATATTTTTTATCCATATCGTCTAATTTTGGTGTATTATGAATACCTTCTTTAATTTGAATTTGTTCAAACTCTCCTTCTAAATAATTATATAAAGGTTCTGATTTATTTCTAGTCACTATAGTAATATCTGAAAATGTACCTTTTCCTTGACTGAATACTTTAATTAAATTTAATAAAAAATTAGTCTTACCTGAACCGCTAGGGGCTACAATACACATACGAAATGGTATATCAAAATTATGTAAATTATAATTAGGGTTCTCTATATCATCTAAATATTTTTTAGGTACATGTTCATAAAAATTAATAATCTGACCTGTATTTTCTACTGGTGATTTTTTACGTGGTGGCATATTATATTATATATGTTTTATTTCTTTAGATTTGTTTACAAATATTTAGATAATTGATTATGCTATTCTTACACTAGTAAGATAAGATTGTGGTACAGTCGCACTTCCTTGAACATCTGGAGTAGTTCCTGTAAAAACTGCTTTGTAATATACGTTTACAGTTTGATTTGTAGATAGTCCAATTGTTACAGATCCATTACATGCATAATTATCTTCAGATGCAGTTGATAATGTTTGAGTTTCGTTATATTGAACTGTAGCCCATGCATTTGGGTATGATGCTATTGCTGGTGTTGCTGTAATATACGTGAGGATATTTGACAGTACTGTAGGTGATCCTACTGCACCTGACGATACTACTTTTACACAATATGAAAACTGGTATACACCTTTCGTCATTATTAAAGAACATATTACAACGGGTGTATTTGATACCATTGCTGTATTTGTCGGAACTGTATACATTTGTACATATCCTAATTGACCTGCTACTGGTACATATGTTACAGTAGGTAAATATAAACCTCTATATAATGATAATGAATTTGCATATATACCACCTATAGTCGGTAGCGTTATTCCTGTTGCAGATCGTGATATTGTTGTTAATATATCAGGTGTTATTGCTGCCGGTGTTGTTTCTTGATCGTAAAAATTAAATCCTCCATATGCAGATCCACCTCCACCTCTATAATTTATAAGATCTGTTTCTCCGCTAAAATTTGTATAATTCCATCCTAATGATGTTCCACCAGCACCTGCTATTGTTGCTATAGTTGGTGTGGTTGGTCCAACAATTAAACCGTTATAAAATGTTTCTAATGCTGTTGCTGTGTCTGCTACCGTCTTTCTTAAATATAAAAGATTTGCTTGTGCTACTGTTATATAACTAGTAGATGATAATGATGATGAACTAATAAATACCGAATTATCAAAAATTGGTAATGTTTCTAAAGGTGGGTTATATGATACCATTGTTATTATATATTAATAATTAATTCTTTAGATTTGTTTACAATTCTTTAGACATTTATAAATGTTCTTTAGACATTTAATGTTCTATTAACCAATTCTTACTGCTGTAAGAAATGATTGCGGATTTGCTGCAGACCCTTGAAGATGTGTAGTACCCGCACCTGTAAATATATTTTTAGTATATACACCAACTGTTTGGGCTACTACTAAATTTACAACTGCTGACCCGTTTATCGCACAATTAAGATCTCCTCCTCCTGTTATAGATTGTGTTGCAGTTGTTTGTGATGAACCTATTACACTTGGAAATGCTGTTGATACAGGGCTTACTACCATATAGCCCTGCATCATTGTATACACCATAGCTGACCCTGCTGCACCATACCTTATACAATATGATAACTGCCATACACCTATTCCTAATGATATATTTAAAGGGTTATGAGTTGTTGCAGTTGTTAATGCATAATTTGATGCTATAGAACTAATTACTGTATAACCTAATTGTCCAATTAATGGCGTTGCTACTGTTGCGGGTAAATATATACCATTTGCTACTGATACACTATTTACATATACACCTCCAAAATTTGGAATTGTTATACCTGTTGCAGATCTTGATATTGTCATTACTAAATCTGGTGCTACAATAGAGCTAGCTGTTCCTTGATCATAAAAATTAAAACCACCTGCTGATGGTGAGCCTCCTCCACGCATGTTTATTAAATCTGTTTCGCCTCTTGTTCCTGAATAATTCCAACCAAGTGATAGACCGCCTTGTCCTACAGATGATGCTGTAGACGATACTGAATCATCTAATATTAAACCACCTGTAAGAATGCTTCCTATTCGTGTTAAACACGATATAGACCCAATATTAATGTCTGATACACTACCATATCCAGCACCTATATTAATGGAACTTAATGCTGTTCGTACTGTTCCATTACCAATATTTAATATACCATCTGTTTGACCTGTACCAATACTAATATTACCTGTTGTTGGTGTAACATTATTTAGTGTAGATGATGTAATATCTAGTCCTGCTAGATGAATACTATTTGCAACTGCATTAGAACCAATTTTAATTGTTTTTACTACTGCTGACGCGCCTATAGATATGGCTGGTGATGCATTCGTATTACCAGTATTAGATGTATCAATTACTATAGTTCCTGTATTACCTGAATTACTAAGTAATAACGAACTTATTGATGTTAAAGGATTGATAAAACTGGATAATATACCAGCGCTAAATGTTTCTGTTGCTGTTGCAGTATCCATAACTGTTTTTCTTAAATATAAAAGATTCGCTTGGTCTACTGTTAAACCAGAACCTGTTGCTGCTATTGTAAATACCGAATTATCGAAAATTGGTAATGCTTCTATTGGTGGTACATATGACGCCATTTTATTATAAGTATATATATTTATTTCTTTAGATTTGTTTACAATTCTTTATAATAATTATTACATATCTAAATCAGATATTGGTTCTTCAGTTTTAAGTTTAAGTCCTTTATAGACCCATTTATTATAGAATAAGCCTTTGTATCTACATTTTATAGATTTATCAAATTTATCATCAAATGTACTGTATAGAACACCCATCTTCATAGGTTTAATACTGTTTTCTTTACACCAGTGATCATATAATGACTTGATTTCAGTTTTCATAATCATTTCTTCATCTGAACCATCATCAAATACATCATCCATAAAATTAGATATATTAGATTGTTCTCTAATGTATTCATTCTGAGCTTCAAGCATCTCTCCAACAGGGTTAAATTCAGGGTTTTTATAATATTCAATAGCACCGTCTACACACCATGAAAAGAATTCGTTTAAATATTTTTGTTCTATTATTTTATCAATACCGTTAATACGAATATATTCATTAGGCTTTGATGGTTTTTCTACAAATCTGGCATTTAATGGAACTAATCTTACACGGTCTACATTTGCTTTATCATTTGCATTGAAATCAGGTTTGAAATTAGTACATAAAATTAATTTACATAATGGAATAAATGTCATTGGTTCACGATATAATCCTCTAGCCGTGATAGAATCATTACCACTAATCATTTTAATAATTGATTCATTAAGTTCATCATTAGGGTTTGTTTCACTAAATGTTGCCATTCTACAATCTTTTAGCTGTAATACTTCAGAACCTCCTGTTTTTCCAGTATTATTATTATTAATAAATACACATTTAGATACTGATTGATATTGACTTCCTAATATTTTACTCATAAGATTTAACAATACTGTTTTTCCATTACATCCTTTACCAAATAAAATAAAATATACTCTTGAATCAATATGTCCGGTCATACCATATCCAAGAATCTTTTGAATATATTTTAGATCTTCATCTTTATTACACGCTATAGCCTTTAACATGTTCATTAATTCAATTGGTCTATTTGTTGTATATTCTACCGGACATGAATATGTAAATTTATCTGATTTTGTTATTGGTTCAGTTTTACCAGTTCTTAAATCAATTTTTAAACATTTTTTGATTGGTAAGTGATGAGGAAGAACTCTATTAATAGAATCCATAAATTTATCATCAACAATTTCTGATTCATATAGTTTATATAGTCCTCTAAGTTTTGCTTCAGAACATAATTTATTAGTTTTTTTATGTAATTTTTCTAATGCCTCTTTAGATGGGTTTTTAAAGTTCAAATATTTTCTAAAGGTTTGATTAAAAAATGACGCCATATTATTCATTACTGTTCCTGATGATATTTCAGACCATAACATACCACTATCATCAGACATATTAAATCCAAATAAGTATTTTTTAGAATACACGTGCATTCCTTCGTGCCATTCCTTGTAGAATTTAGCAGTATTATATTCATTATCAATAATTTCAAGATATTGATCAATTGTCGGGTATTCGGATTCCATTAAACTATATAGATACTATTTCTTTAAGTCCATTTTTAAAATTGGCTCGTCCAGAATTATAATTGGCTTTTTGGATTTCTTCATTTTTCTTCATTTTTCTTCGTTTTTCCTTCTTTCCTCTACATAAATATATACTAAATATACCTTAAAAAGTACAAATGTCCAAAACGTCCAGTTTTAAGGGGGTTTTTGAAAAGTCTTCTAGAGATCGTTATTTTACTATTACTAAGTTTGTTTTTACCCCTTAAAATTGGTACATTTGGTACATTTTATAAGATATATCTTATATAGAACATTTAGTTAATTTTTTATGTTATAGAGAGAAGAGAGAGAATAAGAATAAAAATGAATAAAAAAGAAATAGAGTTATCAAAGTATTCAAATATAAATAAAGTTCAAAAAAAGGCTGAAAAGTTAGGATTAAACCCCGTTGGTATCTCAACGAGAAAAGATAAGAAATATATGATATATGATAATAAAGGTGATGTAAAACATTTTGGTCAGATGTTATATCACGATTATACAAAGACCAACGATAAGACTAAGAGAGATATGTTTAAAAGTAGGAACGCCTCATGGGAGCATGCAGATAAGTATAGTCCAGCATGGCTTAGTTGGAATTTACTGTGGTAATGTCTATAGAATATTTAATAAATGTCTAAAGATATATTTATTATTATATATAATGTCAAAAGGTATGAGTAAATCAGAACTTAAAAAGTTCGTAGATGCGGGATATAAAAAGAAGGGTGAAGCCAGAAGTGTAAATGGGTACACTATAGATAATGGTTTATCAACCAGAAGAAATAAAGTATATGTAAATCCAGAAGGTAAAGTTATCCATACTATTGCGGGTACTGATAATATGAAGGATTGGATGAATAACGCACTTATTCCTTTAGGATTACATAAATATAGTAATAGATATAAAAATAGTGAAAGAATTCATAAACTTACAAATGCTAAATATGGTAAACAAAATGTTAATTTAGTATCTCATTCTCAAAGCGGTAATATTGCAGAATCTCTTGCAAACAAAAAACTTGTAGGCGGTCAAAATACAACATTAAACCCTGCAATTATTGGATTTCATAATAAGAAATTAAATGTTGTTAAAAGTAGAACAGACCCTGTTTCTTTATTAACAATAACAAATAAAAAAGATAAAATTATTAAACCAAGTTCTTATAATCCATTAACAGAACATTCTACAAAAATTCTTGGTAATGATTCAAATGATTTAACTTTACATAGTAATGATTTAAAAGGTAAAGGAATTAATATAAATAATATGTCAGAATTAAAAGAACAAGATATTATTGATAGGATTGCTAAACTATCTCACGATATTCACCACCATGTTAAAATGCATGGAATGAAACCAGATATTATAAAATCATATAAAATATTAGGAAAAGGAATTGTACATTGTAATGAAGAATCTGATAGTGATAGTGAATCAGACGATGATAGACCAATTAGAGGATCGGGACACCATAAACCAAAAAGTAAACATGTAAGGCGATTTAATGATTGGTTTAAGGCTATCGGACAAAAGTTTAAACCATTAAATAAGAATCTTGCACCTATCAAACATGCACTTACAGGTGTCGCCGTTAAGAAAATTAAAGAATATGGTGAATCACCACAAGATCAAGCTAAAGGCTATATGGATATGTTTCATAAAGGAGCTAAAACGGCATCTAAAACCATGTCTGGAAAACCAAGTTATAATGAAATGTATGAACCACAAGTTGCACAACCTGATACATCATATCATTATGAAGATGACACTGGACTACCATCAGTACCAACGGCTGCTGCACTACCATATTCATATGAATCATCTGATCAATCTAAATTCGGCACTGGTTTAGGTGTTGGTTTAGGTTGCGGTATTGGTAAAAAATTAACCAAGAGTCTTGGCAAAAATGCTATCAAACTTTCAGATGCTGGAACATCATACCTTACTAAGAAAATTGATGGGGGGAAGATTGGACGAACTCTAACTAAAAGCCTTGCTAAAAATGCTATGACACTTGCAGATGCTGGAACATCATACCTTACTAAGAAAATGGGAGGTAGTGGTGTTAAATGTGTTAAAGGTAGTCCTGAAATGAAAGAACGAATGAGAAAAATGAGAGAAATGAGAGGTAAAAAATAGTGATATAAATATTAAACTATAATTATATTAATGAAATTTTATATTTATAGAATAACAGAAATATTAAATCCAGAACAGTTTTATATAGGAAGTACTAAAAATTTATCAAGACGAAAGAGCCATCATAAAAAGAATGTAACAAATAAAAGGGGTAAATTATACTGGTGTAAATTATATTTATATATAAGAGAACATGGAGGATGGATTAATTTTAAATTTGAAAAAATACATGAAATAGAAATAGAAAATACATCATTAGGAACTAATGAAGAACAAGCAATTATAAATATACTAAAACCTACATTAAATACTATTAAGTCGTCTATAGATATTAATTGTATAACAACTTATATAAAGACATAATTATATAATATAATACTAGTCGTTCCTAATTTAAAAATTAAGGAAATGGTTGTATAGCGTAAATGGTAACGCATGAGATTTTGACTCTCAAGACGATAGGTTCGAACCCTTCTACAACCTGTATATATTAACATATAATATTAAGTCTTTTAAAGACATAATACTATATACTATTAATGGAAACCCCTATTATTGAACCAGTAGTTGAAACTGTTATTGAATCAGTTGTTGAAAGTATTGTTGAACCAGTTGTTGAACCAGTAGTTGAACCAGTTGTTGAACCAGTAGTTGAAACTATTATTACACCAGTTGACCCAATGGTTGTACAAAATTCTGACGTATTATATAAATCAAATATTGAATGGTCTAAAGATATTAGTTATATTGAACCTAATGCATATGAGATTGAAATGTTATCACATACTAAATCAGCTAAAGAATTAATTGATGAAGAAACATCTGAAGTAATTTTATTAAAAACAGATGAAGAAATTAGAAAACAAAAGACTAAAGAATTTTTACTTATGTTTAAAGTTATAGCACTTGATAGACTAGGACACCATCCTCTATTAAGTACGTCCACGTTACAACCTCATAAACTTAAAGAAGTATTAAGTGTAATGAATTATCTCGTATTAGATTATGAAAATGGTTTAGAACTTGAAATCCGTACAGAATTTAATAAAATTTGTATTGATAAATTATTTCACACACCCGATGTATCATCATATCCTGTTTACGCGTAAACGTGTATATTCATTCTTATTAAACGTATTATTATTTATAATACATTTAAAAAGATATAATCTTATATTTTAATTAATGAGTGGACAACCTTACAGATATGCAAAGGACATAGAAAATTTCCGTGATAACTATATGGAAGCATTAGGATTAAGAGCGAATCTAGATGATATGAATTTACAAGCAAATAAAATATATAAAGCAACAGGAACAATACCTCCAAAATCAACAGCTATGATTGATGGTAGAACAACAGCAGAGATTTTAATGGATACTGAAAAATTAAAACTTTCATTGTATTCAGAATTAAAACCTATATGTAACTCACAAATGGCACAGTTGGTAGTACAAAGAGTATTGAATTCTCCATTGAATGCAGATGGATCATTTTTAGTATGGTTTGCACAAAATGCATCAGAATTAGTTACAAATCTTAAACGAAAATATAAATTTGGTATTGCAGGTGATAGTAACGATGCAGAACAGATGGTTTTATTTTTACAAAATATTTATTCTAAAACTAAAGATATGACATCATCAGTTAAAACAGCATTTGATAGACCAGCAGGTGATATAAACATTGGTTCTAATATTGGTAGTTTAGATGCTTTATTAAAATTATATGATGAAATTTCATATAGATTACTTCAAAAATTATCATCTACAATGTCAACTACACAGGTAGAAATAGATGCAAAATATTTATTAACTACAATTCGTACACAATTTGATAAATTAACACATGTTTTAGATACTGATAGATATGAAACTATTAAAGAAATTTTTTTAACAACATCATCTAAAACAACAAGTATGAAACAAGCATCTATTAATCAATTAGGATATCAAGCATGGATTGAGTTCACTGATAAAGTACCAAGTGTATCATCTTTAAGAGCATTATTAGATCAACTTACTAAATCCGAAAAAAACAAAAATCCATCAGTATCAGTACAAATTTTACAAAATATATCAAGTATATTACCGTCCATTTCAGATACTGAAAATATAAAACGAATAACTGATAATATTATTCATACAAATGGTATAGTACCACCAACAGCACCATCTGCATTACATGTAGGAGTACAAGGTAATTATGGACAAGCTGCACGCGTACCTGCTATTGAACCGAGGAATTTGGGTACTACACCCGGTTCTACATATATGGGTGTTATAGGTAGTCCTGATGAAATTGCACGAAATCAAAATATCATTATGGGTTCTATTATTGGAGACATTGTGCATATTGCTAATGTTTTAGGAAGACAAGTAGGTATAGATTCTGACGAATATAAAGATGTGTTAATGATAGAACTTGATCATATTGAAAATGTAAATACTGATCAAAATAGTAACTGGGAAGATGAAATACATTACGATCGACCTACAATGATTCAAGCGCTTTATGATTTTACTCATGGATATGATCTAAATTATATAAGACGTAGAAATTTAACAGTTCACGGATTAAGAGACTCTATTAAAAGATTATCACAACCAAATACAATGGTAGGTGCAGGAATTAAGAAACGATTAGGTCGTCCTAAAGGTTCTGGAATTGTTAAACCTATTTCTGAACGTATTGATAAAACTAAAGGAATCACTCAAGGCGCTATACATGTTCCATTTGGTAAATATATTATTAATAAAAATAAATTAGACAACGATATATTATTATTTAAACATAATAAAGGATATGGGATCGTTGGATATCCTATGAAAAAAGTTTCTAATCATTTTGGTAATGTAATGAGAACCATTGCCGGTGGCGGTATCCCTAAATTTGATGCATTAGATAAACTGACAGAAGAAGAAAAGGATTATTTACATAAAGTCTCTGAAAAGGCTGGAATTCTTGATAAATTAAGCATCCCTCAACCATCTAAAGATCAACTAGAAAAAGATATCCATCAATTTGAAGTGATGAAAGGAGAAATACTTGCGGGTAATGACTCACCAGAAGTTATTAAGAAATTTAAATTGATTCTTTTGAAATTAACTAAAACAGGTACACTACCTAAACGGGAAGGAATGGAGATGATGCAGGAATTATTATCACTCGGTTTTTAACTATATGCTATAACATGAAGATTAACTAAATGTTCTATATAGGATATATTATAAAATGTACCAAATGTACCAATTTTAAGGGATAAAAACAAACTTAGTAATAGTAAAATAACAAACACTAGAAGACTTTTCAAAAATTGAATAGAATTGGCTTTTTTGGACATTCGTGAAAGTCATCATAATATATAAAGATAAATTAATATTATTAATATAATGTCAACAGCAGGTATATACAACTATCATCCAAAAGTAGATAACCCTACAGGATCATTTCCAGTTCAAATGATGTCTGGAGAGTATCAAGTTCCATTTTATTTTGGTGGATCTCAAGTTCCTATTAGTTTAGGATTTGATCCTACAACACATAGAACATCATATAAATCAGCGCGCGAAGATCTCAAACATGTATCAATGAAAGGACATGGGCTTGGCGTAGGTCTTATGACCACAAGTAATAAAACTGATAATATCAGACTTCCTAAACATATGTTTCATAAATAATCAAATAACTTTTAAAGAGTTGATCATATTATATTCTAATGTTCGTAATAGTAATGAATGGTACTAACTTGGTACAAGACGGTTCTAATAATAAACTTGTCTATAAATTTCCAAACTCAGTCGTATTAAAAGACAAATATATCGCCGTAAGTAGTATAAGTATGTATTACTCATGGTTTAATATAACTACTTTATACCTTAATAACACGTTTACATACACATGGACAAGTGGAGTAATAACAACGGTTTACAGAATCACAATTCCAGACGGTTTATGGGATATAGCAGCAATTAATAATTTTATTCAATATACATGTATTCAAAATGCAACATATTGGTCTCTTAACGGGTCTAATTATTACCCTTTTGAATTAATAGTAAATATAAATAGGTATGCAATACAATTAAATACATATTATATTCCTACAGTTGTTCCAGTTGGTGGATCAACACCTTCTGGATTTGTAGGATGGCCTACGACATCATTTAATTCTATAGTAACATTTCCATATGCATTTAATGCTATTGTAGGATATCCAGTAAATTTTGCAAGTGCTAATAATGTAGGGGGTACAACTACTTTCGGTACACCAACAGCAGCAACAAATTATGCATCAGTTGATAGTGCAGAAACTATTTCATACCTTTCTAACTCAGCGCCACAAGTACAACCAAATAGTAGTGTATTATTTTCATTATCAAATATTAATAATCCATATACACAACCATCAAGCATTATATATAGTCTTAATAGTAATGTAGGAGTAGGTGAACTTATTTCAGAAAAACCACCAAATTTTATATGGAATAAACTAATTGATGGTACTTATAACGAATTGAGATTAACATTTTTATCACCTACCTTAATACCTCTTACTATCAACGACCCTAATATGACTATATTGTTAACTATTAGAGACCGGGATGAATCAAGTATGTCATCTAAATAAGATGAATATAATAATTAAAATTATATAAAGAAATAGTATATATATATAATAAATGGATGAAAATTATATTAAAAACTTAGTTGAAGTTATTCAAACAGAAAAAACTAAATTATTTAATGACCTAAAAAATGATACAGAATTAGTACATACAAATACAATCACACAAAAGCTTACAGCATTAGATACAATTCATAAAGGTGTGTTAAAACTCCGTAATATTATTATCAAAGAAAAATGTCTCTTCAAATCTTAATATATAAAGATTAATTAACATAATACATAATGGTATATAACACAACAAGATTAGTAAAACTACCGCATCATAATGCATCAACATTAAAAGCTATATCCGCAGCGGGAAAAAGCATGAAATTTTCAGGTACTGGAATGGGATCAGTACTATTAAGAACAGGAGGAGGAGGCGCGGCATCGTCATATATGGATATGGACGATTATATTGCTACAACAGGTATTAATCCTTATGCTAGGGCAGGTGTTACACAAGGTAATGGTCTATCATCTAAAACCGCGTCTAAATTATCTAAATTAAATATTACACCATCAGGTCCAACGCGTAAAAATATTGTAATGTCTATGTAAATACAATTTAATAAGTTTTTATTATTACCAAAATGATAACGATAAAAACATATGTACAAATCATTTATGCTTTGTATACAAATCATTTAAAGATTAATAAACTTATTTATCCTAATGTGTGATAAACTAGTATTCGACCTATCCCAAGAAGTGGAAGGAAGTCCAAATGTCTTTGTTAGAAAAGACTGGATTAATATTCTGGATAACCAGAACCAAAACTATTCAAATAATCAATCAATTATCGATACGAGTCAGCTTAGCAACTCAAATAAGTATATGTCGTACAGAGAATCTTACCTAGCCGTTCCATTGCTTTTAACAATTGGTTCTCCAACTGGAACATCTTCAATTACGCATTTTCCAGCAGCTGGAGCAACACTTGCCGGTGGTGCTATTGCATTTGGTGGATTTGCTACAGGTGCTACAAGCGGTGATTATTGCCTCGGTCTTAAAAGTTGGTTTGGAACAATGATCCATAGTATGACGTTGGATTACAACGGAACTACAGTGTGCCAACAAACTCCATATCTTAACATGTGGAACTCATTTAAATTGATGACAAGTATGTCATATCAAGATATTATTACACAAGGAACAAAAATTGGATTTTTCCCTGATGACCCTCTTGCATTCCAATTCTTTCCTACTGGTGGTTCTGTAGGTGCTACAAACGTTGGTGGTGCTGTAGGTGTTGCAAACGGTGCAACTGATTACTTGATGGACGGTGTTTGTAATAACTCAGATTATGCTTCTGCAACTCCTGTTGCTGGATTTTTTAACGCGTTTAGTTCAGGGTCTGGTAACGATGGTTACCTTAGACGACAACAATGTATTAATTTTGATAATGATGCACTTGTATCTACTGGTGCTGCATTTGAAACTGGTCTTACATCTGGTAAATATAGTGACCTTTTGTATAACGGTGTAACATCTACACAAGGTTTATGGAAATCATATGTTTTGACTAAAATTTCAGGTGTTGCTGCATCTGTTGCTGCTGGTGGTGGTGTGTCATCTACTGTAACCGTTACAACTGCCCCTGTATTTCAAATTAATGCTATGGCTACTATTATGCTTAAACATTTACATAGTTTTTTCAATATGTGTCCTTTACTTAAGGGTGTATTTATGAAACTAACATTAAATTTAAATAATACATCTACTACACTTGTATCTACATCATTAACACCACTTGGTTTAGGTGCTGCAACTACTACACCATCAGGTATGCATATTGCCAATGTTGCTAATGCTGTTGGTGGTGTAAATCCATTAATGATTACATCACCTGCAACAAGTAATGGTGGTGTTACACTTGCTGGTATTTCGGGGGCTGGTGCTGTTACATTGATTGCTGGTGCTACATGGCGTGTAACATACATTGCAAATATTGCGGTCGGTTCTTCATGTTTGGATAATACTTTACGTAACGTTACGGGGGTTACTTCTGGAAATCTTGCAAAAAGTATTTATCTATATACACCTGCTTACACTTTTAATCCAACATTTGAACAAGCATATCTATCATCACCTGTTAAACAAATTAAATATACTGATATATACCAATATCAAATTATTAATGTGACTGCTAACGGTATGATCAATAACTTGATTACTAATGGTATCGCAAATATTAAATCAATCCTTGTACTTCCTTATTACTCACCTTTATCGGGAGTTGGTGTAACTAATGTTAAATCTGGTGTATCAATTAATCCTAATACCAATATTTTCCAAGGTCTTCCTGTTTTCCAAAGTCCATTCGATCCTGCTGGATCTGGATGTACATCACCTTTATGTCATATCAGTAACTTCAATGTTCAAATTTCTGGTCAGAATGCTATCTACAATCTTCAAAAGTACAACTTTGAACAATTTAACAACCAACTTTATGGACAAAATGCTGTTAACGGTGGTCTTACTGATGGTCTTACATCTAGTCTTATTGGTCGTCAAGAGTTTGATATGGAATATTGTTATTACTATGTCAATGTTGAACGCATGTTACCGGTTGAAGAGTCTGTTCCAAAGTCTGTACAAATTATCGGACAAAACTTGTCTGCAAAAGCATGCGATTATTGGGTGTTCGTTGAATATGGCGTCTCTATATCGATCGATGCGCTCACGGGGTCAAGAGTTTAGTAGAATAATAACTAGGTGCTTAAAGTTTAATTTAAATTATTTTATATTATGTATACAAATACAAAATATAAACTTAATAATTAGATAATGAAAATCATTTAAAAAGATGAATGATTTAATTATTAATGCATACAATTAGTATTGACGCAAGTCCATCACAAATTAGAAAATTAAGGAAAGGTCATAGGGTCCGTGTTAAGAAGGGTACAGGATTTGAACTATTAGTTCATCCTGCAACATATAATATTGTTTCAAGGGCTTTCTCAAAAAACAAAGGTTCTCAGATCGCCCTTTCATCAGAAGAATTAGAAGCAAATAAATCAATTAGTCCTGAGTCTCACGCAGGTAGATTTGACGCATCTAAAGCGGTAAAAGTTGAAAGTCCTGTAAAAATTGAAGGACAAGGTATTAGTGGAACTATTGCCCGTAATAAATTACACAATGAACTGAACGAACATCTTGGAACTAATTATGGTTATCTTTCACGCGCTGGAATTGATAATGCTATTAGTGGAAAATTAAGTGCGTCTCTCGCTAAGATGGGTATGGATGCTAGACACGCCCTTTCACCTCATGCTGGATTTAGCGGTCCATTAGAACCTCATTCTCGTATGGTTGGTGGTGCGGTCGAACGATCTTCAGTCGGTCGTAATGGTGGTATGTTATCAACTTATACACCTCCAGCACTTGTATCACAACCGTTTAGTGCCAATTTCCAATTCCAACATTTTCTTCCTCCTCAATACCAACATTTTAATATGGGTGTAGGTGATGGTATGAGTGGAACAGGATTATATGTATAATAATAATTATATAAAGGAAAGATTATATTATATATTAATAATATGTCACTAACAGATTCTGAAATAACTAATTTATGTAAAAGAATGAATATACCTTTAGGGGATATTGTTTTTAAAGATGAACTACACGCACCTTTAGAATATAATAAAGCGTATTTTGTAAATTTACAAGATAGTACAGATGAAGATGGAAATGAAAATGAAGGAACGCATTGGACTTATCTACAATTATCAAAATATCCAAATGGAAAAATTGAATCAATCTATTTTGATCCATATGGTGCACCACCAAGTATTAATATTAAAAAATCAGTAGAAACAACAACTAAACAAAAAGGATTGCCACATACAGAAAAAGATATCCAAAGTCTCATGAATAACGCATGTGGATTTTATTGTCTTGCACTTGGTCACTTTCTTAACTCATCTAAACATAGATCTGGTAGTTTATACCATGATGTGGACGCGTTTATGAGTATGTTTGATGATCTTAATAAGTCTGTTGACTTTAAAAAGAATGAATATATTTTAAAACATTTCTTTAGAGCAGAAGATCCAGCATTAAGAAAGACGGTTGAAATTATTACATCAGAAGATGAAAAAGGTGGATTAGATCCTTTTAAAAATGATCCTAAATATATTCGTTCTGAAGTTGGTGTTAATGTAATGGATAAGGGGCGTGGGTATTAATTACTAATATATATAAAGATATAATTTCATTATATATATAATGAGTGAAGAAATCCAAATTGTTAAGTATAGTTCGTATACACCAGCACAAAAGAAAGCGTCTCAAGCGTATAGACTAAAAAATAAAGAAAAAATTAATGAACAACGAAAGAAGTATTATTTGACTAGAAAAGAATCTGACCCTAAATTTTTAGAATACAAAAGAACTAAAGCGAAAGAATATTATGAAAAAAAGAAACTTGATAAAGTAGTAAAATCTGATATTAGTCCCGATGTGAAAACCGATGTAGATGTGGAAGTAGTGAAAGTAGACCCTAGTGTCATGGAAGTAATTGTAACAATTCCTGATATAGACTCAGTAATCAAACCTGTTGAAGTAGTTATTAAAAAGAAAAAGGAAAAGAAAGTATTAGTCGTTGAACCAACTAAAGATATTGTTGATGAACCATTCATTGAACCAAAAAAGAAAACCAAAAAAATTAAAGTATAATAGGCGTATTATATGGTGTATTTATATACACAATATAATATAAATTTATTTATTCATCACAATCCATTGTAACAGATTGTGTTTCTTCCTCAGATGATTCAAACATTGGTTCTGGAAAATGATGCGTGTAAACTTTTTTTAGTTCATCTTCTACCAATTCTTGTTGCCATTCTTTACCCTTGAAAACTATTTCTTTAGATATATTTAATGATAATGTTTT